TTTGTGATATGAGCGAGCAGAAAATTCAGACCAAGAGAATTAAGCAGCTCGAAGCAGAGGGTTACTATGTGATAAAGCTAACCACTACAAATAAGAATGGTATACCTGACCTGTTGGCTATACCACCACACACAGATGTTTTATTTAGCGAGATAAAGACTCCCAAGGGAAAGCTATCTTCGCTTCAAGAATATAGACTAAAAGAATTAGAAAAATATGGATTCAGAACAGAAGTATACAGAGGGTGACGAGCATCCAATAGTAGGAAGACTTGAGATGGATGGGTGGTTCTTTGAAGCCCTATCTGATTTCACAGACTACGCAGACGATATACTCACACAGCTTGTTGAGGTTACAGACTACCTACCGATAGAGGATAGATGGGCACAGCAGATGGTTGGTGTGGTAAAGGGAAAGTATCCATTATTCTTTCGCATAGAATTTTTAAACACGGCAGGGGAACTACCATTGCTACTTGACTTTGAGTCTATTGACTCAGACACATACTTAGATTACATTAACTTAGATAAATCAATACAATTTTACTTAAATAAAAAAAAATATGACAACACAAACACAGACACAGACAGCTAAAGAGACACAGAACTCAGTAAGAATGAACGCATTGAAGGACATTATCCAACACCACTTAGGCGTGGATGTAATAAAAGATAAGTCCCGAACAAAAGAAAAGGTAGAGGCACGTATGATGTTCTCCTACATAATGAAAGAGAAAGGATACGGACCATCAGAGATAGGAAGGTTCCTTAAAAAAGACCACACAAGTATTATCCACTACTTAAAAACATTTGAGTGGTACTTGAAAACAGACAAGGCATTGAGCGAAGACTACGCTGTTGTTAGGAAATCGTTCGTAAATGACTTGGGTCACATATTTGAATTTACAAATTCAGAGTTAACCAAGGAAATCTTTTTTTTGCAAAACAAAATAAAAGAGTTATATTCCGAGCAGAAAGAATTAAAGGATAGCATTGAATCATCTTACAAGACAAAGGGCAGGCTCCAAGATATATTTAAACTTATACAAGAGCGAACTCGAATTGGGGCAGAAGATGAGGTGCTAAAGAAGTTAAATCATTTCTATAACGGATTACAATAATACAATGGCAAAACCATCAGCATACGACAGAGAGAGAATAGCTCACATTAACTATCTGATGGACACAATCAACGACTCTTCTAATGTTATATACGAGTCTTTAGTTGACCGAGAATTCAAGCCACTAAAGAAAGAACTAAAGGACTTAATCTCTTTTCTCAGGGAGATTGAGTCTTCATTAGAAGATGAAATATAACTACAAATTTTTTTTCAAGGAGCACGAGCTGTTCGACTTTCTAAAGGAATACTTTGTTGAAGACTTAGAGAAGTCTGATGATGAGATGTCCCGTCACGATTGCATATCAAAGGCATACAAGATGGACATAGAATTGAAGTGCAGACGAAAGCACTACGATGGTCTAATCATTGAGAAGAAAAAATACGATGCACTAATCAAGAGGTCAAAAGAGAATAGCACAAGACCCGTATACATAAACTCTACACCTGAAGGGGTGTGGGCTTTCTATTTACTAAAGTATGGAGATGTTGAGTGGGAGACGAAAGACCTACCAAGGAATACTGATTTTAGTAAACGAAGTAACATACCAAAAGAGATAGGGTATCTCGACATATCTAAGGGCGTTAAACTAACTTAATAGAATGAACGATAATCAAAAAAAATACTTAGAATTTACAGCAGCATTGGCATTAAACTCAATGCTACTGTATGTTATATATAGGGTAATAGTTAGTCTTTAGTTTCGACTTTCTCTTTTACCTCGGCTTTCTCTTTTAGCTCGGCTTTCTCTTTTACCTCTCCCTTTCGACTTTTTCTTACTCATATTATTCATATCTTTATAGATTTGTTTACGAGTCAAGCTTCGTAAGTCTTTATAGAATGGTATAACTCCAAGGTGTCCCAACACTTCTAACATTGCTAAGTTTTTCTCTTTGTCATATTTACTTTGAGTCTCTTCGGTTTTAGCATCAGGCTTAGTAAAAGCTGATGTTGCAAATCTTGAGGACTTTAATAGTGGAGAGTATGGTCCTGTTAAATTTACGAGTACATCATAGATATCAACACCACGCCCCATCTTGCCTTCAGGGACAACCTTGTAAGACAATCCATCTTTGTAGATATTGTAATCTCCATTTCTCAATCCTGTCAAGAACTCTTTGTTAACAGGTTCTGTGATAAGCTGATTAATTACTGCCTTCGTAGCGTTACCAAAGTCTCGACCTAATCCCATAGAGAAAACAGAAGATGCAATTGCTTGACCTAATTGTTGGTCAAAATCTTTCTCATCATCTTCTTCTTCACCAAAGAATAAATCAGACATTATACTTGACATTAGTGTATAACCAACCATACGAGATGCAGTTGCCCCTAATAAAGCAGCTCCTTTCTTCTTGCTCAGATTACCTCTACCTATTGCATTCATTACACCTGTACGAGCAGTCACATATTCATAGACAAGGAAGGTTGTCATAAAGTTATTAAACCTATTATACATCTTAGCCATTGCACTTGCATTGGGCTTGCTTACTCCTCTAAGTGTACCCATAAAAGGGTTGGATGCTGCACCTGCCATTACTGATGCTTCGTCTGCTTTCTTAGTTGACTCTTTTAATTGGTCTTTGTACTGACTCATATAGTCAGCATCATTCTCAGCTATCTTATCTAAGTTGGGCTTCTCTCCTGTTAGTTTCTCAAACTCAACAGAGAATGTACCAAACCACATAGGTCGCATTATAATCTTATCGGGAGTGGATATTAACAAATCAGCTAAACTCCCAACACCTTGCACCCACTTGCTACCTGTCATACTCCAAACTTGGTCTACCCTATTGGTATACCTGTCTTTTGCAGACTTAGCTTTCTTAGCTCCTTCCCCGGACATTAAGTTAGTGTCAATCATTCTGCCCGACATATCTCCGTTTGGATAGATACGAGTTATGTTTGTGCTTTCAAGGTTCTTCATTGCTTCAGGAGCAGCGTCACTATTTAAGAAACCAACTCCTATTTTAGCTCCGGAAGTAAATTCCTTTGGACTTGCAATCATAGCAAACGCTGTGTTCGATGAAAGTTCTGCTATAAATCGAGGAGCACTTGCAAGTATTGCTCTATATCCATTTCTATTTATCCAATCTAAAACTCTATCAGCAAAAACAGATTTTTGATAAGCCTTGTTAAATTGATTGTCTATCGACTCTTCCCAACCTTTTCTTATACCATTGAATATATCTCTTTTTTCTTGATTATAATCTCCACTTTCTTTTAGTTTCTTCTCTGTTGAGTTCAACGTTCTCTTTGAAGTCCTAACAGGCTCAGTCATATAAAAGTCTAACAAGACACCTTTAGCTCCCTTAGTCGCTGACTTATACACATCAAAATTCAATGCTGAAATTGCACCCGTTCTTTTAATCAACGACTTGGCTTTGGTGGAAGGCTGAAGACTTTCTCTGTGCTTCTGAGCATTAAACTCCATAGCATCAAATCCCTCTTTATTTATAGTGTTCAAGTGAACATAATTATTTCTTGGTATAATACTCTCACCTCTAATTATTGCAGCAGTCTGTTCCGCAATAGGACCTAACTCAGCATTCACCTCTTGAATAGTTTTAATAGAAGCCTTCTCAGCCTTATTGAAACTTTCGTACAATAGTTCTGCATCAATCTCTCCCGTCTCTTTATTGGTAAACTTATCTAAGATTTCTTGCAACATTTCAGAATCCGATGCACCATACACTTCAAGGTTTTGGTCTTTGATTGAATCTATATTCTTTTCTATAAATGCTTTAGCTTGGTTTACTTCAGGATTACCTAAATTGGAATCATATTCAAGCTGAATCATATAAACCATTTGCTTGAACTTAGACATCAATGTCTTATTACCGTTGTTTTTAAATGACTTATAAACAGCATCCTCAGCTTTGTCTATTTTGCTTGACACTTTTTTAAAGGCTACTTCGTATTGCTCAATAGCTTTAGCTGTGTCTTCAAACAAAGACTCGTATAAAGGCTTTCCATAAAAGTCACCGAACAATTGGTCGATGTAATACAATGGATTCCTTCTTATCATTTCAAGTACAGCACCTTTTTTAGTAAACATACTCTTGAATGCACCTATACGTTTAGATAGTGGGAGCATCTTGGCATTACCAATAGCATCTACCATTGTGTTTGATTTTAAATTGGCAGCCATTTTCTCAACCATCACTTGAGCTAAGTGAGGGAAGTATCCATTGTTGATATTATCAATTAGTGCCTCAACTTGATTTAGCTCCTGAAGAGATAAACCATCTAATGCATCTACGCTGTTTATTAAAAAGTTAAACTTATCTCCTTGTTGTCTTTCGTACTCACTTGAAAGCTCTGAAACTTTTAAAGCAGGAGCTTCACTTATACTCTTAATGGCTTCTTGTCTTTCAGCCTCTATTTCCTCTTCACTTTTAACTTCCTTGACTTTTTTAGGTTGGATTTCAGATTTATACTTTGTCATTATCTCAGCATCTGCTTCACTAATAACCTCTTCATCCAACATTTTCTTTATAGTCTTAGCATAGTCAAGTTGCCCTGTCTCTTCATCGACTACCTTGTTTCCAAAAGACTCTAAGCTATCTTGTAATTCAGGTATCTTTGATAGCTCTAAGTCAACTGCATCAAGTATATCCTTGACTACCTTAGCAGTCTCTGACATTTCATTAAGGTTTAATACAGTTTTTCTTTCCCCAAACTCTGAAGCCAATTCCATATATTTATTGAATACTGACTCAGGAATAAGGTTTGGATTAATTGCAAATATTCTTTGCAAATCTCCTGATACTGCACTTGCAAGACCAATCTTACTTTTTATATTTGTCTTAGCATTTTTTCTTAGCTTGTTTGCCTTAGCAATATTCTCTGCATAGTTTGCATCTCTAAAGACTCTGCCCATATATTCAACAAAGTTTTCAATAGACTTTTCTTTGAGCATATTTACATTTGCAAATTTCTTAATAATTGCAGCAGACTGCTTGGTTGATATATTGCCCGACTTAACCATCTCTTTTACATCTTTAGCAACTTGAGTGCTTGTAGATTTAAAAGCCCTTAGAGCATCCTTTGCTCCCTTGTTTATGTCTCTAATCCTCTGTACAACTAACTGCTTCTGAGACATTGTAACCTTCTTGCTTGGGTCAACACCAAGTATTTTCTTTACTGATGGTGCAGCCTTTTCTTTTATTCCAAGTTTTTTCCTTACATCTCTAAATAATTGTTCTCTTTGTATATCAGTAGCGTTCTCATATAGCTTGGTTCCTTGTAGGTATGACAATACATTTTTAGGTATCTCAGAAAACTTTCTACCTCTTTGCTTTGACTTCTCTATGATACCATCTACCTCTTTTATAACACGCTGAGTTTCAATAGTTTGCTCAGGAGTAAGTTCTGCTTCTTCGGTAATTTCTGCTTCTGTTTCAACAGCTACCTCTTCCTTAGTAGCTACTTCTTCCTTAGTAGCTACTTCTTGTGCAGCTCTAACTTGTGCTATCTTAGAGTCGTATGTAGCTTCAATTTTACTTACGTCTTCATCCGTAAATGGCTTACCATCAACAACAGGAGCTTCTCCTGTTTTCTCAGCTTCAGCCTTAGCTAATACATAAGGCTCTAACTCAGCAGCTTTCTCTTGCTCTAATGCAGCTACTTCTTCCTCGACTTGCTGTTCAGCTTTGTCGGCTTCGACTTCAGTCGGTTCGGTAATGGTCCCTGTTCCGGGTACTGTTTCTCCCATTGTTGGGCGACCTTCGGCAGGTTCTTGTGCATCCACCGTCTCTGTGCTTGGCTCTTGAATGGCATCTTCTTTTGTTTTTGAAAGTTCTACAAGTCTCTCGTTTATATTTGCGAGTTCCTCTATTTGTGGTGTAGCTAACTTAGGGTCAGCTCCTTCTATCTCTTGTTCTAATTGTTTTTTTCTATTAAGAATAGTAAACGCCTCTGATTTACTTTCCGCAGGTGCATCTCCTTGAAAGAACTCCTTATTGGACTTTAGTATACCAATACCCTCGTTCAACGCAGAAAGTTCAGCTTCAGCACCCTTCTTTGTCATAAGACCACTCTCTACTTTAGTCTTTAACTTTGTTACATATATGCTCTTTAATTCTTCTCTTCCTTCAAATAATTGGAATGCATTAAAGTCATCTGCACTCATTGTGGTTTTATCAGACATTGCAGATTTTACCGCCTTTGGAGCACCTAATATGCCACCTCCTACTGCTTCTTGTGCTCCTGCATATAGAGACTCTGCAATTATATCAACAAAGGTATCAGGATTCTCAAACATCTTTTTCCCTTTTACTTCATTGTATATACCCTTTGCAGTTATGTCTGCTACCTCTTGAAGAAATCCTGTTTCAAACTCAGCAGCTCCTGCCGCACCAACTCTTATTAAACCTTTCGCTAAGGCACTATTTATCTCTGTCTCTACAAGGTCTGTAAATTGTTTAGCTGTTGTTCTTGCTGTGGACTTACCTACAACTTTAGACACAAGTTTATTTAGCATACCTCCACCCTTAAAAAGATTTGTAAGACCTACCTTTTCAAGAACACCAACCGTTAAAGCCAATGGTGCTTTTACAAACATTTTCTCTGATTCTTTTATGTCAGCAAAGTCAGGGTCATTTGATATCTCTTTATTCACAGCATCAGATGCAAAGGAAACCATAGCTAATGTTCCTGCCGGTGCTCCTACAACTGTAGCTGCCATAGCAGGTATACTCCTTGCCAATCCTAAAATAGCTCCACCAACAAATCCTTCTGACTCTAAAGCAGTCCATTGTTTTGTAGTTGATTCGTCTCCTATTGCATCTACTAATCCTGTTCTAATAGCATTTAATGTACCTTTACCCAAGTCAGCATAGTCTGCTGCTTTTGAGAATATATTCCTTGGTATACCTTCTTTAGCATCTTCGTATCCTGCAAAATACTTTTTCCCCTTTCGAGATATATCAAGCACTTCTGAGAACGCCTTGTCGTAGTCTGTGAAATTTGCTCCGACTACATTCTTCAATAAGGTTCCTGCTTCTATACCCTTGATAGCTCCTTCTGCTACTAAACCAATCTTTGTGGCTATATCTGTTGCAACAGGTGTCCTACCACCCATAGATTTTTTTAACTCATCTAAGGTCATTTCCTCTGCGTTCTCAGGAATCTCTATATCATTCTCCTTAGATACCCTTATTATTTCTTTTTTAAAGTCTTCATCGCTAAGACCTGAGCCTGCCTTTTCTTCAAGGTAAGTGGATGCATCAATTGCATAGTCAACTACTCCTGCTCCAACATCTCCAAAACCACCTAATACTTCATTGAATATACCACCCACATAATCGCCTTGCTTACCTCTTACGGTTGCAAAGTCACCTGCCATAACATCAAGCATAGCACCTTGCTTTTCTAAACCAACTTTCTCTTTGATTAAGGCTTCTTTTTGTGCGGTAGCTTTAGCAGCATTTTCTACATAGGACTGATACTGTGAACTTAGTATTGGGTCTGCATTTATATCTTCAACAGATAAACCACTAAACACCTTACTATCTTCTATTAATTGGTTTTCAAGTGCGTTATAATCACTAACTGATTTTACATAATCTTTTGTCCTATCATTGATAGCCATTATCCCCTGCTTAATACGGGCATCACTTCCTGCAATTAATTTTTCTTTGTCTTTGTCTTCAGGTTTAAATACATCTCTATTTTCCTCAAGATATTTTTTTAGGTTTTTTGCTATATCTCCTGCATCATCAAACACCACATCTAAATTTACATATAATGGTGCAACCCCTTCTTTAGATACAATCATTCCGTCTCCAAACATATCAGTAGGTTTAAAGTCAAAACCATATTGTTTAAAGATATCATTCATAAAGGGAACAACATCTTCTTCATTGGTCTCAATAAGGTCTTCTGTTATGTTCTCCAAGTTGAATTTAAACTTGTCTTCCTGTGCTCTTTCTCCTATTATGCTTAACTCTTTTCTAAGTTCTTTTGCTTCCTCAGCCTTTTCTTCAATGGCTTCATCCATTGCTTCTTTACCAAGGGGGACATCAACTACAGATATATCAGCTTGAACTTGCTGCTTATATTCAGGGAATGTAGCTTCTTCTGCTCTTTGCTGTAATGATATTACAGCTTCTTCATCAGCTTTAGCAGCAGCCGCTATCTGAGCTTCGCTTGGAGCCTCTACTCCTTCATAAAATTTAGGTTGTACTTCTTGTGTTGGTGTCTCCTCTAATTGCTCAGTAAGGAATGACTGTAAGTCTTGAGGCTCTGCATCAGATTCTTGAGGCTCCAAAGAACCATCCACCAAGAATGATTCCAAACCGTCTTTTTTTTTTACAGGAGGGTCTACAGGAATACCATTGTACTTTGCAAAAAAATCTTCTTTTCCTTTTGAATAAAAACCATCTCTCGATACGACATTAAATACTTTCTCACGATAGTCACTATCATTATTATATCTTTGATAAAATTCATCCTCACTTTTTGAGTAGTAACCCTCTCTTGAAAGTAATTCGTATAGTTTTTTTATTTCGCTCATATTTTAGTATTAATCTAATTCTGCTTCGCCTCCAACAACATCAAATGCTCCTGACAAGAAAGCCTCCTCGGCTCCCTCTTTTGATAGAGCGTCACCACCTGTAATGAATCTTAGTATATCATTTCTAATAGCTATTGCTTCTGCCTCACTATCTGCGTTTGTATTAAACTCCTTCTCCTTACCTTCTTCTGATACTATTGTAATATCATTGCCAAGAACTGTGTCCCTATCCCCAACCTTTGCTCCAAACTTTGCTAAAAAATCATTTATCGAAGGTATTACCTTCGTATTGGTTTTATCATAAAACAAATCTGAACTCAAGCCCGAAGAATCCCCTGACTTAACAAAATCAGCTATTGCATCAGCGGCTGACCTTCTCTTACTTACAATTGCTCTACCTATAACACTTGGAACTTTATTAAATTCAAAGCCTGAAAGTTTTAACGCTTTGTCAACATCTGCCGTCCTTTTATTTGTTAGGAAGTTTGAAATACCAATTATCCATTCACCCTCATTTTGTGCTTCAGCAAAAGGGAAAGGTTCTCTACGAACTTCACCATCTTCTTTTATTGTTACTACAACTCCACTATCATCTCTATTTATTCCTATTATATTAGGATTAAGACCTCTCACTTGCTTTTCAGCCTGTGATACCTCTTTATCATTTCCACTATAAAGTTTTTCATAGAACCCAAATAAGTCCTTTCCCGAGACTGCACCTCTATCTGTTGTAGTTCTTCTACCTGAACCTCTATACACAGGTCTTGGTGCTTGCGTGATAGTCGGCTTTATTATTTCCTTAGTATCAATCATAATCTCTGATTGGTCCTTTAAAGCCTGCTCCGCATTAGCCTGTTGGATATCTGTTAAATCTGATACCACCCTCCCATTCTTATTTTCAAGTAGGATAATGGTTTCGTCTCGACTTCCATCCTCATTGAATACTCCCTTTGGGTCAAATGTTGTAGTGTACTGAGTACCACCCTTAACTGAGGTTATAAAGTCTATAAGTGTAGACGCACCTGCCATACTATTAACGGCTGATGACACTTGGCTCTTCGCCCACTTATCTTGACTCTCATTAAACAATGAGATAGACTTGAAGTCCTCTTCTTTTATACCAAGCTCCTTAGCATACTCTGCATCTGTCTTATCTCCGTAGCGTTCTCTTTGTCTTATATCTGATACATCCTTAAATATACCTCTCTTGTAGGCATCTCCCATACTCTCAATGATAGTACGTTGGTCAGTACCTAAAGCCTTCGCTCTCTGTTCAGATACACCCATCACATCAAATCTTTTTACTGTCTGTCTTATCCTATCTCTAAGAGATGCTACTGTTGATAAGTTGTTAGGATTGGTGTCAGGTATTAAAGTACCGTCAGGTCCTTCAATCATTTTACCTATAGATACCACACCCGTCTCAGGATTTATTAAGAACTTATGCTCTTGAAAATTTGCAAACGACTCAACATTAGCCATAATATCTAAATCAACTTGAGAGATTGTTCCATCCTCTACCATCTTCATCTTCTTTGAATACTCTTGATTGTAATCGTCAAATAGACCAAACCCTTGATTTGTACCGTCCATAAGATTCTGCATCTGAATGGTGTAGTCTTTCTGTTTAAGTTGACCTGCTTTAAAAAGTTTATTAAGCATCAATGACTGCTTTTTTAGGTCATCTGCAAAATCTAACGCAGCACCATTTAGCTGTGTGTTCTGCCCTGTAGGTATCTCGTTTAATGCATTCTGATAGTCTCTCGCTTGCTTATCAAAAGCAGCCTTCTTTTCTTCTCTTACACGATTCTCCTCTTGGAGCATACCGCTAAAGTTGGCTCCGACTTCCGCCCAATTTATCTGAGTATCCTGAGCGTCTCTCTCTACATATTTATAACCTGTTGGCATATTGTTCTATTATTTTATTTTTTGTATTTTCCTGTGATTGGGTCATATGTATAACCGGGCATAGGGAAAAGGGAAACATCTGTATCCATTTTAAAAGATGGCTGTCCGATTCCAAAGATATTGAATGCGTTAGGGTCAAAGGTTTTTGTAGGAGCAGTAGGTTGTACTTTTTTAGCTGCCGCCTCGGCTGCTTTTCGAGCTAATCTGTCTGCTCTTTTTTCCATATACAAAGGAATACCTTCAACGCCTTGCTGTAGTCCACTTATTGCACTCTGTATACCTTGCTGTGTAGATGCTGTTGCAGCTCTCTGTGCGTCTGCTGCCATCATCTGCTGACCTGCTACCTCCTCTAAGTCTAAGCCAACTCCTAAGTCTCTTAGTCTTGACTCTTCCTCAAGGACTGCTGCCTCAATGTTTGTCATCTCATCAGCCATAGCACTCCTAATCTGCTGCTGCCCTAACTGCTGTTGAGCGAACACCCTACCTGCTGTAGCTGCTGCTCCTCTCTCGCTCTCTATACCTGCCTGAGTAAGCTGTGCTCCTTGAACTAACATAGCCTGTCTCTCCAAGTCGTATGCCTCTTTCTTTATAGACATCTGCTCTGCAAAGTTTACATCCAACTTACCTCTTGCAGCAGCCATTGCCTGCTCTGCGTCTGATTGTGCTTGACGCTTTAATCTGTTTTGCTTTGCCGCTTGAGCAAACGATGCACCTGCTGAGACTGTGCTTATTGCTAATCCTGCTATTACTCCTGACATAATTTCTTCTTTTCTTTTATAACGTATTCAGGTAACTCATTGTAGTCTTCGGTAAACACTTCTTTTTCTGCTTCCTCAACCGTCTTTGCATCTGTCCTATAAGTACACACCCAAACACTATCTTCGTGTATATAAGCCACCCTTTGCGTTCCTATTTCTGTTTGCACCACCATAGGTGCTTTTATTCTTTTTATCTCTGCCTTATCTGTTAAGATAGACATATCACCACTTAAAAAAAAAGATGGGTGATTTACCTTATGAATAAAACTTAATACCAACATCCCCTTTGGCATAAAAACTTCTCTTGTGTAAATACCATCTTTTATGTGGTGCTTTAATGGCATAGTCTCCTCCATCTCTTTAGTGTGGTGTAATACCACTCCTTCCATAGATATCATTTGACTTTTAAATTCATTAATCTTTTCCCATAATGCCCCTCTGTGTTGGATAATATTCTCCAAAACAGATTCAGGATTGGGTTGTACTAATTGAACTTCATCCATATTACAGCAAAGATACAAAAATTATGGGAATGATTTCATAACCTCAGATAATACTGCGTATAGTTCTACCTTAGATGTGTTGTCGTTTGTCAGAGTAAACTGTCCGTAGTGACCCAAGATACCCTGAGACTCAGCTACTGAGTTCTTTATGTATAGTATATACTCTGTTGTTCCAACAGGAACTGTACCTGTTGAGTTGTTGACAACCACATTGTTAATGCCCTGTGGTAAGTTTTGATTTATTGCTGTGACTACACCAAACAAAGTAGGTGTACTACTACCCCAATATACATAGTCCCCAATACTTATAATACTGCCAACCGGAGTATTGACATTAAAGTCAATCGTAGATACTGTAGTTACCGTAGTTATATTAGAACTTGTACCTAAGCCATTTACTGAACGTAATGCGTATTGGTCTAATGTTGCAGGAACCGTTCCACTATTTCTAACGAAAGCAAAGAATGTACCCTCCTTCTCCTCAAACCAATCCTCATCAATAAATCCTGTGGTCTGTTGGTCGCTAATCAATGAGACATCCCAACGGTCATCTCCTCCAAGCTCTATAGTCTTGAACAGCTTATTCTCTAAGGGAGAGTCATTGAATACCGATATCACCTCAGAGTTATACTGAACACCATAGTAATTGTTTCGAGTCTCGTTTGTATTATGCCTGTATAGGTTGCCTCCCTTCCAAGTATAAAAGTAATTGTTCATACCCATCATAAAGTCAGGGTAGTACGAATAGAATGACGGGAATCCCGTAACCCCTCTATCGTAAGTTAGTGTATAATTATTTCCTGCTATTACTTCACTCATATCTTATTTTCTTTATGGACAAGTATTCACTCCTACAACAATACCATCTGAAACCTCAATGTTATCTCCCGTGGTAGCAACTCTATAGAAGCCATCACCGGGAGCAAATTGTCCGTTTGCATCTGTAAACACATAGTCGTGCAATGCAGGTGCTCCTGCCGTTCCTGTTACAGCAACATTATAAAGCGTTACAGGGTATATGGTCTCAGCACAGGCGTTAGCCGATGACACCTGTCTTGATGATACCTCAAAAGATGTCAGCTCCGTTGGACAATTTACGGTAATAGAGAACGATGTACCTGTAGTACAAGGTGCTGCTATTTCAAGTCTTATAATTGATGGAGTACCTGTTAACTTTGGTATAACCATAAAAGACGGCTGTGGTTGAGCAGCAGTTAGCTGCATATCTACTGAGTTTACTGTAACTCCCTGAGTCCCACCTGTAGCCACAAAAGAAGTTCCATCATACTCATACTCATCTAAGGTGTATGGGCTACCGGCAAGAATTCCACAATCGAAACTTGACTGACCAATAAATGTGAATGGGTCATTTACTCCTGTTGACTGTAGTTTCCCGTATACAGGAGAGCTTAACTTATTATATGTAACACCATTATATACAGCCTTTATACCATCAGGTATACTATCAGGATTAAATCTAACTACTATTGCTCCTGTGTCTATTGAGGTTGCTCCTGTGTCTATATCTAAAATGAAATATCCTGAATTTACCGTTCCAAATGTAATCAGCCCTCCACACGCTGTAGCACAAGAAGGACAAGTCTGATTTGGTAGCAGCGAGCATTTACCTGCTGCGTCAATCACCTGCTCTCTTGATATAGTGCCATCAGAGTAGAACCCCGGTGCTGCACAAGAAGTTAGCCCTGCGTCTGCATAAACCGCAGTAGAGTTGCTTAGTGTTGTTCCGTCTATATATACGTTTACTGTTGCCATTTTTTAATTCTAATTATTTTCTTTTTAACATCCACAACAAGAAGATTCCAAGTCTGCACCAAAACACAAGTTGACATTGTTAGGCTTTCTATAGTCATATATAAGATATAAAAAATCTCCATTACTTCCATTAGGTACAGTAAAAGTACCCGTATATATATTGGGTGCTCCACTTGTATCTGTGGTTATCGAAATACCTGCCGCTAAAAGGCTTGCAATAGATGCCTGTGTATTTGGATAGTTTGTGCCACTTCTTAAAAACATAAAGTTATTTACAGATGTATCAAATGTCGCACTATCTCCACTCAGCTTATTGAATGTAAGGGTCATACTCGCACCATTCGGTGGTATAGACCCAACACCTTGTGGTCCTGTTGTAACATCATAGTATGACACCACAGGGTTACCTATGTCTGTTCCAAACTTTACTTGGTTAGATGTTAGTGGTGATGTATACGTGCCATCTACAAACCTGTGTTGGTTATGAACCTGTAGTCCCTCTTCATTCGGACTCGTCACACACACCTCAACAATACTAATAGTCTCAGATAAAGGACAGGTTACCGTAAACTCTATCGTCATATCAATTCTTGATATTATCTGTAGTGTTACCTCAGTTACATTTACCTCGCTCTTATCGAATACAATAGTTCCTGTTGGACCTGTATTGTTTAATACTTCTGTAACTACCCCATTATAGGTAGCAATCACATCATAGTCGTAAGGACCCTGAGTAGGTTTTAAAACCCTCCACGTAATAGGAGTCTCTCCAACTGCTGCACCCAACTCAAAACATCTACTATAAGGAGAGTCAGCAGTAATCTCTATTGTTTGTAGTATTCCACACGGAGCACATTCAATCTGTGCAGGTAAGTCTTGTTGGTTGGCTGTGATGACATACTCATTCATATATGGGTCAAAGCCACCAAGTTTCTGCTTATCCATTGATACAAGGAACAAGTCTCTAAACCAAGTTCTCATACCATTCTGAGAGATAATCTCTAATGAATCACTCGGACCACTTGACCCTGTAAGTTTCAATACAGCTCCTCTCTTTGCGTCTGTGAAGTATTTATCAGGTCCCCATTGAGCAAAGCTCTCAGGGTTATTACTGATACCAAACTCCTCAATCCTTGCTATCTGAGTTCCTAACACTTGAGGTACTGAGGTAAGGGTGCTTCCACCTGCTGCATCAGAAAGTAAATTCTTACCACTTGCTAATATGTATGATATCTTATCTTCTTGTAGAATCAGTACGTCTGTCTCTCTACCGAATAGTATTTCTACAGGACCAAAAGACTCTTCGAGTGGCTTGAAGTTAAGTAGCCCTCTATTAAACTCATTTAGTCTGTTTACATTTGACTCGTCTGAGTATGTACCACTATAGGTAATATCAGCAAAGCGATTAACCTGCTCAACCTCATTTGCCTGTGTGGATGTAACCCTGTTGCCAAGTGCAAAAGGTTTACCAATGGCACTATCTCTAATCTTATAGCTCTCTACACCATTTCCAAATGCAAAGCAGTTAAAGAAATTTGTTTCGCATATTGCAGGAGTGGATGTAGATAAGTTTTGGTCTTGAACATTACCCAAATGTGTTCCTGCTGCTAATGCTGTATCCGTTATTGATACAGGAAAAGTAGGTGTTGTAGTCGGAGATACCGTTGCACTACCACATATACCATTTACAACTACTGCTCCCGTAGGTCCGGGCTGAACTATTACTTGTTTTGGTCTATCGTTTAAGTCACGATAGTCAAATGCAATAGGTGCAGGCTCTGCTATATTTATTTCTAATTGTATGCTACACTTATCTGTGCCTTCTATAATACCAAATGACTGAGAAGACTCGTACCAAATATCAGGAGATGCATCGAGTGGTTCGCTTTCAAATACGACAGTCTCGTCTGCTCTATACACAGTAACCTCTGTCTTAAGGTATGAAGACCTTTTAGATGAACTTGCTAATCCCGTGCAAGCCTTAGTACCTGTAGTCCCTAAATATAATATATTATTTACAGTATCCCTCCAAAACTCCCAATAGTTTGTACGCAAGTTTGTAGGCATATTTCTTGTGGCAGGAGGTGCATAAGGAGTAGGTGTGCCATTATTTATAAACTGATTTGACTGAGGACCTATATTTATAGCCCCATCATTTAATGTGAGAGCAATGTTATCGCCTACAAACCAATCATAGAGAGTGTTGTAATTAGCAGATGCCGTATATGTTCTATCTAATTGGTATTCTATTCTCTCACAAGCACTACTCCTACCTACTCTTAGGTTTTTATAGTTAAGGACAATCACACTACCTGCCGGTATATCAAAGTCAGAAAAAGTCCCCGGTAAAGTAGAATCATCAAATAAACTTAAATTCACAAACACATTGGGGAATCCTGAAGATACTGAAATTTCGCTTACAAGTGGTCCTATGATAGAATTGTCTTCTCTTTCTAATGAAAGGCTATTGTTATCTATCCTCATATACACACCACTCGGTACAGGTAGATTGATGTCAGGATTTTCAGATGATGGAACGTCAATAAAGTTTGCTTCCTTTGCTTCTTTCTCTAATACCGTAGCATATATACAATTATTTGCAGGACCTGAAGTATCTTTCTTTACTATTAGTCTCTGACCTACTGTTATCTTAGCAGCGTTCTCTCCTTCAAGTAGGAAATATGTTTCACTACTACCGGGTTCTGTAAAATATACATTTGAGTATATAGTCTCATATGTCTCTCTATCAGGCTTTATTGCAAACTTATATTGCGTAGCCCAAAAGGGAGCCTTCTGAGTAGTAGGTATAGTTACGTCAATACTATTTATAGTATCGCAAGTAGAGCAAGGGAAAAACTCTGTATTGTTCTCACTAACTAATGAGGTAGTAGCTCTATTGAACTCGTCCATATAGACTATCCCTATCTCGTATCCTCTATTGCTATGCAAGCTACCTGCATTTGAAGACAATAAAAAATCAACTTCAGAATTTACTATTGAAAAATACTCTGTATATAAATTAGCAGGAGTAAGAGGGTCTTGGTATTGTATAGCAGGAAACTGAAAGGTTATAGTGCCGGGAAATCCTGAAGTTGTATTTGCCGTAGTTATAACTGCTTGTTCAGCAGCACTTATACCACTCTCATATTTTTCATATGCCCCATTAAGAAGGTCAGCAAATGTAGAGTTATATATGTCTGTTAATGTTATTCCATCTTCTGCTGTAGCCATTGGCTGAATATTACCACCGGGTAAAGATGTTCCTACAGCCTCTTGCCACTCATCACTTAGAAATAAGTCTACAGTGCTCGTATAGTCTCTTGTAAGAAAAAATGTAAACGAAAATGATTTCCCATCCCCATTTGTTTCTGTAGGAACAGGTGTCGTACTACCTGATGACCAACCAAAGTGATTAAACTCAAAGACAAAATTAAGTGATGCTCCTGACTTTAGCTCTATACTTGAATCAAATTCAAAAGAAACAATCGAGTCGGTTACAGTATCAAATGGTCCACTTGAACCAAATACGAAATCCCCATCAGTATATGTACCTATCTCTCCTCTTGTATTTTGGCTTTCTGATTTTTGAGAAGTAGTGTACTCAAGTAGTACATCATTACCATCATTGTCTATCAAGTCAAATCCTTCAGTATAGTTACCGTACATAAGTCGGTTACCCATAACTGTCTGAGCCTTACTCAATAAGGGGACACTATCATATAGCCTAAGTATCTCTGACTCAGGGAGTATTGTAAATATCTTACTATTTGAAAATGTAAAGGTTTCTTCTTGGTAGTCTAAATATGATGACTTCTCTTTATCAAATTTCTCTATTATCTTTATAGTAGGACTATCTGCATCTTTAAATAAAAGGTCGATACCTTTTACTAAAGGTCCTCCTGTATTAAAGGTTATAGTAGCTGAGTTAAAAGCATTTACCATTCCCTCATTTAATACACTATCTCCTGAGAACTCAAAAGCTCTTGGTACAAATGCAGGGTCTGTCCATTGAGATGTAGCTGAATACTCATCATCAGCATACTTATATCTATAAGCAAAGCATATAAACCTCTCCTCTAAGAATGTTTGCTCTGATGTTGTACTCAATAGAGATACTTCAGGTGCTTGTGTTGGTGGTCTTTTTATTACCAATATATCTTCGTAAGAAAATCCATCTACACCACTAAGGGGCTTATCGTAATTTCTTTTTACATTTATCTGCCTTGGCTGATTAAAGTTATCTGTAAAAAATAACAAGTCCTCAACTTTATTTACGCCTGTTATTAGGTACTCAGGATTGAAATTTAGTGTAGTATTACCACTACCACTTCCATCATTGATACTTATCAGATGGTATACAAGTGCCGTAGTGTTCACATTATAGGACACTACCATATCAAGTTTACCTTGATTAAAGTCTGAGTCGTGTATAAACCAATACATAGTCTCATTGGCTCCATCGTCAAATGCTCCTATACACCTTGCGTCAGCAGATAGCGGAGTACCATCGTACTCTAATGTTGTTAGCTGAGTATTCCCTTTAGAGTTCTCAAGGACACCTATCTCGGAGCCTTCTGTTGAACCCATACGAATGTTTAATGCATCAATGTACTCCCCGTTTGGAACGAGTCGCTCATCGACTGATTTATTCATCCTACCTGCTATAAAGTTTCTTTGAATATTCGCCATATTATTTTAACCACTTATCTCTTCCTCTTAGATTCATTAATAATCTTCCCGGATGTATATTGCTAATTCTTATTTTTGCGTTTCTAAGTAATGCCGTCTTTCTCTTCTGTGCTCTCCTTACGACATACTCTTGTACACCTACCTTGCTATTTAATATAGCGTACTCAATGTAAGCGTAGATGAAGTCTTCAAATAACTTATTAACAGTTACCTTACTATCGTCTCCATTCTCCATACCATCAGACACATACTCAAGTACAACAAGCTCTCCCTCAATACCTGAGCTAAAGTTTATTACACCACCCTTAGCATCTATCTTAAATGTAGGGTTTGCATTTGCAGTCTCTGTATTCAATCCGTATCGAGCACCTATTCCATAGTCAAAGTACCAAGCCCCATCAATATTCCAACCTGCTCTCCCATAATACTCAGAGTTTTGGTTTAGGTATATAGACTGCTTAGTCCCATCTAATCTATCTTGGTCTAAGTTTGAGTTCTGAGGGCTTAATGCGTTACCGTCTATATCGAATAGTATCCTATCGTTATTGTCTTGTAGGTATGCACTTGACCAATTGGTCTGAATGTTTTCAGTCAATGGCATCAATAGACCATCACGGTACATTGACACTCTAATCCAATTTACATAGTCTGATGGTAGCACATACCTAAGCTGTGCCCCAACATTTAGTTCTAATATCTTGCTCTCTTTAAATGCGTCATAGTTTAATTCTTGTATCGCCCTCTTTGCGTGAAACAATACTTTGTAGCGAGGCTCGTTGTTTACCAATGAGTGATTACCTGCGTACATTAACATAAAATTATTTACTATATCCTCTAAAGAAACATATTGGTATGAACCCCAATTTTCATCTTCAGGGCTTGCCCCTCCATTTTCGTAGTATTGATATTGTGATATATATGCCATATGTTATTTTTCTGATGCTGTGTTTTCGTTGTCCTCAGCCTGTGCAAATTGTACTGCCTGAATCTCTCTAATCGACATACCTGCGTATTGTAGAATCTTGTTAACCAAGTTAACCTCATCGTCCAATGGTAGCTCAAAGTCTTGATAGTCAGCACTTCCTGAATCAAATACAGGCTCTCCACTTGCTAATGTTATGAATGTCCACTTAGGTGCAAATGGAAATCTAATGTACTGAGAAATCAACTGCCCTATATTACTTATCGTATTTGGATAAGAATCCAAGAAGTCACCCTCCTGTGCGTATGCAGGGAATGTTAGGTTTGGTGCAGTAAGAATAGAATTACTTAGCATAGTAATCTTGCTATTGCTTACCTTCTCTGCTTCCTTTATGTCTGATACTCTATATATATTATAAGTCTTAGGAAATACATCCCATACTGTTACGCCTGACGTAGCTCCTACTGTTAACTGAGTAGAGCTGTCCACAGATGCCACTCTAGTATTGTATGTAACGCCTCCTGTTACCGTTGACACGATATCCCCTACTGATACACCACTTGCCGTAAAGTCTGCTGTAGAGTCCTCTACAAGCGTCCCTGCTACATTAACTGCATCTGTAGTACCACTTGCCAATTGATTAGTATAGATTAATACCTTATTAATAAGATAGTAGCTATTGTTAGTCGTTGTTGGAGATGGTAAAAAATATTGACTACCTGCATTCTGTAACAATGGTAGCGTTACTGAGAAAGAGTCTATTACCTCCTCTATACCTTTCGTAATATCTGCGTAACCCGTTCCTGATTGACGGGCATTTTCTTTCATTAATTGGTAGTTGTACTGATAGAAATAATTCTCAAAGATATCTAACTGAGCTTGCTTTGCAAACAAGTTGAAATCAGATGGGGTTATGTACCCGTAATTATTTTTGTTCAATACAGACATTACCGTCTGTCGGACCGAGTTAATCATCTGCTCTTATTTTATTACAAAGATAGGCAAAAAAAAAGACCCCACATTTTTGCGGAGTCTTTGTATATTGGTAGAGTAACTTGTTAGTCTAATAGTGATTCAAGGTGTTTCAATATATCTATACCATCATCGCTCTTCATATAAGAGACAACTAAATCTATACCTTCTTCTCCAAAAGGTACATTTAATAACTTTGTTTTATTGGAAGATAAATTAAACCATACCTCTTTGTTGCTTTTTCTAAATGTTAATAGCCCTTGGTCAAAGAATCTTTGAACCGTTCCTACTAACTGTAGCTCAGGGTCTGTTATAACATCTAAGAAATCACTTGGATTGTTCTTAGCGAATACTAATACATCTCGCTTCATCTCTGCGGTAGATGTCTTTGATGTATCCATATTAAATAGTACACGACATACATTCTCAAGCTGCTCTATGCTAAGTGACTTAGCCTCTATCAATGCATCTGCTTGAACTAATAGGTAGTCTACCTCTTCTGTGGCATCCTTAGCCTTGTTAATTTCTTGAAACTTTACTCCGTTTGAGGGGTGGTAGTGTAAGAACTGCTGCAATACTTGGTTTTCTTTTGGAACGTAAAGTAGCCCATCTTCAAATATTACGGGTTCAAGAATGGCACTTCCATCTTGCTCGTCTACAAATGGGGACTTTTGGTTTCGTGCATATCGAAGTTCTCGGTTAGTACCTGTGTCTTCGTCAAAATGCATTAATGGGAATCTTCTACTGTTTTGTGTCGGTAGCATAAAAGATAAAGGTGCTACATCTCTTGTAAGCCTGTAAGACTTAGCTTCAAATACTTTGTTTTTATTTTTCATTTAATTCTAATTTAATTCTTAAAAAAAAGGGAGAGGCTACACCTTGGGTAGCCCCATCCCATTATTAATTTACTTCTTAGTCTTGGAATAAGAAGAAGTTGTTTGCACCTAACGTACATACAGCTCTCTCAGATAAGAAGTGTACTTCCATAGCATCTAAGCTTGAAGTTTGTGCTCCACCTGCTGAACCTGTAATCCACGTTTTGTAACGTCTGTCTTCAGTTTCAGAAGCTCTGTATCGAACGTGCAAGAATGGACGCTTTGCGTTTTTACCCATTACTTGGTCGTATACTGAAGTAGAACCGGCAGGAACTAATAGTCCGTTTACTGCTCCACTTCCTAATCCACCACGCATAGTTGGGTCGTTTAGGTATTTCCAATCAGACTTGTAGAAGTCATATCCTCTACGGAATCCTGTGAAACCTAAGTTCAATGCCATATCTTTCTCATTGTCAAATAGACCATAAGATACACCACCGGCTGCGTTGCTTGATTGAGCAGCTAACATATCGTCAATGTCAAAAGAGAAATCTCTATTAACAAATACTACGTTTTCTTCAATCGCACCTTGCTTGTCAAGTCTTGAGATAATACTATCCCACTCAAGAAGAGTAGTTGGGCTACCTCCGCCCCATACGTTTCCTCGGTTGTTAACAACGTAGAAGATACCTTCAGAACCTTTAGCATCTACACCTGCTGCGATTGCTCCTGAACCTGCTTCAGCAGGAACTGCTTCAATCATTGCAGTCTCTAAGTAGTCATCAAAACGTAAACGAGTTTCGTGCTCAGACTTTAAGTACCATAGGTATCCGTTTGCTCCATTTTCAGTAGTTACCTCAACCCATCCAATTTGTGCCATATCAGAACCTGATACTGCATACTTGTCTTTGATGATGATTGGAGAGTTCTCGAAGATGTAATCGTCAGACTCTAATGAGCCAACCATTCCTTCAGTTCCTTTTTTGAACTCAGAACCATAAACAAATACTGTAAACTTGTCTGTTGCTGTTGTGTTAGTAATACCGGCTGCCTCATAAAATGCAACTGTAAACTCATTATTTGTAGCACCTGAACCAACTGCTGTTACGATAGCTTTTATGCTATTAGTATCACCAATAGCTGATGTTATATTACGAGTAATCATAACTGTCTGTCCAACTCGGATAGCAATAGCGTTAGCTGTTGTTAAAGCAGGGTCAAGAATGTCATTTACTGTAAATGTAGCTGTATCTGCTGTTGTTGCAGTACCTGTTGTAACGTCTACATATTTAGTGTGTAATCTTCCTTGCTCTGCCCATTTGATAAGGTCAGAGTTAGAAGGCATCTCAGCTCCAACCATTCTAAGGAATGAGGATACTGTTCTGTTTCCATAACGCTCAAATTCTTTCTCGTAGGTATCAGGAAGATACTGATTCAAGAAGTCGAAGTTAGTGATGTAATTTGTACTCAACGGTACTTGTTGAGCACTTGGGGTTAAATCAAAACCCGGGGTAGCTAATACTGCCATAATTTTTTTTTCTTTTTTTTTTAAATGTTAAACTTTTTTATTAATTATCTTTTTCTAATCTTTAAACCACGACCTGAGTCTTTGTTCAAAGATTTAATTTGCATACCTGATTTCGATTGTGTTACTTCAGGAGCAGAGCGAGTTGTCATATTGACATTTTTCATTTTCCTCATCTGCTCATCTGCCGAAGCACTCTTGCCTTGTTCGTAAAAGAACTTAGCAAACTTGTCAGGATGCATCGCCATTGCTAAAGACTTGTGGTATCCCTCCGCATCACTTATGATTCCATCTTCATCCAAAAACTTTTTAATAAAGTTTGAGGGGTCTGATTGACTCTTTCTAAGTTCAGCAGCATCTCCCGGTGAAAAAGAAATAGATTTGTCTTCGCCTAATTTGAACTCAAAACCTTTGAACTCGTTGAATACGTCATCTGTCTTTTTCGAGAACATCTCTCTCTTGCGAGAGTTTTGCTCATCTATCGTCTTAGCGTCAGCTATATATTGTCTATATTCCTCCAACTCTTTCGCTTCGCTATCAGGAAGACCATCCCTTCTTGACTCAAGAGGGACTTTGTATTTTTCCTGTTGCTCTGCAAAGTAGTCTTTGGCTTTAGCAATTGTCTTCTTTTTTGCTAACTTGGTTTTCTTAATGTGGCTATCGTCATCAATGTCCTCATCATAGGAATAATCCTCCATAAGAATTTCAATGTCTTCTGCATCCAACCCTTTCTCGGTTGCACTAAGATAATCTCGTAGCAGTTGCTCAGGCTCTGCGTCATCATAATTCTTTTGCAATTGCATAAAATCATTAATGCCACGACCTGTATCTTTTTTGTATTGTAAATACTTGGATACATCTTCAGGGAGAGGGTCGCTCTCTTCTCTCACTTGATTGAACTCATCAAGTGAATTGATTTCTCTTCCGTATTTATTACCAATAAATTTAAGAACGTCTTCCTCAGTTAGCGTAGCCTCCTGAGATTGTGTTTCTACTTCTTTAGTCGGCTCCTCTACTTGAGGAGTTTCCTCTTGAACTTCAAGGTTTACCTTTGGTGTCTCTTGGACCTCAACATCAGGTGCTACCTCTTGGTTTAATTTTTCCTCGTGCTTCTCAAGTAATTCTCTTTCTATTTCTTGAGTTGACTTCTCTTCTCCGACTTCTACCGCTTTAACTTTAAATTCCATTATGTGTTTGATTTAATTGTTTGCAAATTTAGGCAAAATATATTATAGTTTTTTTTGCTCATTATCTTGGGTTAAACTCCGCAAAGTCAAAACCATCTAAGCTATCCTCGTTTGATTCAAAATTCAATGGAGGTAGATTATTCTTTCTTTGGTTAATTAACTTGCTTTGCTCTGTATTCTGTTGACTGATTCTATCCGCCTTAGCACCCTCTCTTGAAGACTCTCTATCAGCTAACGCTTGTGAGTTCATCTGTGCTAATTGAAGATTAAGTTCAAACTCTTTATCCATTAACTGAGATTTCAACATAGCCTCATTCTTCATCTTCTCAATCTCGAATGCTACATCAGCCTGTCTGTACTGCATCTTAGCCTGAGTCTCTGCCTGTATCTTCATCTGAGCTGTTTGTGCTGCTAACTCTTGAGACTGTATTTGCTGTTGAGCTTGAATAGCTTGCTTCTGCATAGCCATCTTCTCTTCTCTATCTTGCTTAGATATTCTCTTAACCTTTAGCAATTGATTGGCGAGTTTAAGATTTCGTATCTCTCTAATGTCAATAGCATCCTCAAGGTTTATATCTCCCTTAGACAAAGCCATCTGAACATTCTGCTCAAGCATTGCCTTCTGCTCTTCGTCAGGAGACATCTCGATGAATATTCCAAAGTCATATATATATAAGTCTTTGATATCACTTAGTATAGATACATTGTACTTGCCAATCTGATTTATAAACTCATCCTTAAAGTCAGAGTATTGAAGGATGTCAGCTACCCTATACGTTATAGCCTCAGATAGACTCCTACATATATATAGGCTACCTTGTAGTATATGCCTTGTAGCTACGTTAGAGTTTAATGCTGCTAACTTCTGCAATCCTACTAACGCATTAGGGTCAGGAGAACTTCCGTCTCTTGCCTCATTTAATCCCGTTACATTTCTTATTTGGTTTAGGTAGTGATTGTAGTTAGTTAAAAGCATCTGAGTCTTGGATGCACCCGAATTAGAGTTTAGCTCCTGAATAGGAACCCTTGCATTATTAAAGTCTCCATCTCCTGTATAGCTCCTTCCGATTACACTACCCGTTTGGAAGTATAGTCGCAAAGCATCTTCAGGATTGTATGCTGCTCCCGTACCTAAGTCTACTTCACTTAGACCATCTGCATCAATAAATACACCATCAGGTACAACCCGTGATATAACCTGCTGTAGTTTTAGGTGAGTAATCTGAATCAAGTCAGCGAATGGTATCATCCTTCTAACTAAAGACTCAATAACTCCTTTATACATTCTTGGGGCAACGCATACATAGTTAGGTATAGCGTGTTGAGTGGCAGACTGTGGTCGTACCATATTCTCCATCATATCCCACTTGAGTATAATGTTAGTACCCATAACCATAACTCCCTCATACCATACATCAATAGTCTTAGAAACCTTTTCAAATTTCCCTTCCTCTTGCATATCTTCAGGTGGGTTAAAGCTATCGTCTTTCTCGACCATAGACACATTACCATTATCCTTTACCTTTCTTTTGTATACTACCTTCTTAGTGGTCTTATAGTTAAAGTAAAGTAGAGTTGCAGTATCCTTATAGAACATATCATTCTGTTGGAATTGAGCAACATCATAGTAGTCATACCAACTTTGAGAGTATTTAGATATTGTCTCTAAGTCTTCGTTGGTTAGACTTGTGTCAATCTTAACAAGCTCAGTAATAGGTACAGTCTTAATCTCTCCCCAATAGAAACAATCTTTAAAGTGAGGGTCTTCAGTATAGCTGTATACAATATTAGCAGGGTCTACATAGTTTAGTTTTACTCCTCCACCGGGAAGGAACTCGTGCTTGGCACATCCTATACCTAATACGGTAAGGTCATAGTCAAGCTGCTTTCTTATGTCGTTATACTTATTGCTTTCAAATATTGTGCTTATAGCCTCTTCCTCTGCAATCTCTATTGCAGGCTTGTAGTTAAGCTGCATATACAAAGCCAACTCCTCATCAGTATTAGGAAGCTCATCAGGATTCATCGTGAAAGGATTAGCCCCTGTCTTCTCTTGTATAATCTCAAGCATAGGCTTTGCAACCATCTGCCCTTCTATCATCTGCTGATACTTGCTTCGCTTAGACATAGACATAGCATCTTGTGCATATGCCTTTGGCTCGAACATACGGTCTTGCATACCGTTAACAACTATGTCAACAAACTTTGGAAGTATAGGTACAGGTGTCCAATCTAAGTTTAGATAACTTAAATCTCCATCAACAGCAAGCTCATTTTTATATTTACCTACTGACTGCTCACCTCTTGCATATAATTTTAATCTTTGGAAGTCTCTCCATTGACTGTAATACCTACAAGAATTTCCATCCTTTCTAAACCACTCATACTGAATAGCCTGACCAATCTGCAACCCGAACTCGACAGTTTTTTTCTCTGCATCCGACACAAATTGATTTGGAAAACTTGTAGATGATATATTAACTTGTACCTCTTTCATCTAATTATTTCGCTTGTATTGCCCTTATTACTATACCTTGCAAAGTTAATCTTTATTTTTGATACTTTTTTCTCAGTAAAATATAGATGCCTCTGCGTTGCCATTATAGCTAAACCTGAGCTAATAGACGCATCAAATTTAGTTCTGTTAGATATATCAAACTTTGCCCAATCCTCTAAGGTCCTTACGAATACGCAATCGCCCATCTCGTCCTCAGACTTGAAGCCAATATGCTCTTCTATGTAAGACTCTATAGCAGAGGCGTGAGCCTGTTTTACGTCTTCACTTGAGTTAGGTATACCCCCAAGCTCTTTCTCTGTCTTAGAGAGCTTGTTAGCAGGCTTATCGGGTCTGTTCATACTGAAGCCCCTATACCCTCTATTCTTAAAATGATATAATAACCTCGGCTTGTTATTCTCACACAGGAGTGGCATACCATAAAACACACAAGCCATAAGTACATCCTCAAAGAATATCTCTGCCGTATCAGGTCTTGCTATATACTCTAAAAAGAACTGATTGCTTGGTGCATCTTCCATACTAAACTTAGTCTTTCCGTGTAGTGCCCCATTAGAACCACCGCCACCAACTACTCCCGATATGTCATAGCTATCACATCCGAACGCACCCATATGCTCATTGCCCGGATACTTGACTCCATTCTTTTCTACTACCCTATTCTGTAAGTTCTTGCTTGGTGTCCACGATACATAGAACCGTCCCCTCTTGTCAGGGTTGAATACTACCTCTGTATCCTTTATACCATTCTTCCAAGAGAAAGACCCACGAGTTACGTGATGCTCCATAATCAAGGAGTCGTTATACTCAACCTGCTGATATATCTTAGTTAGATTAAATATAGACTGCTTGCTCTCGTCTCTAAATGCGTGTGACTCTGTCCTTGGGAACTGTCTGTAAAACTCATTCAATGCATCAGGGTCGCTCTTTAAAGAGTCAACCTCACCCTTCCAATAGTCGATAGCACCCTGAGTTATCTCCTCACCATCAATCCCAAGTACAGGCTCTTCAGGTGTCCTAAATACAGGCATACCATACCTATCTATAAAACCCTCCATATTCCACTCCATTGGAATAAACAAAGAGTATAGTCCACTCTTAGTCTGACCATTAGAGTTACGGTTTGTAACATCAGAGTCTCTATATAATTTCTTAAACTGCTCTCCACCTTTCTTTAGTGCATTCGAGGTAGACCCCATCATACACTTACCAATAACCTTGCTACCTAATCGTAGACAGGTCTTAGTAACCCTCCAATTATTTAATATATTATTTGGCTTCAACCACTTACCACTCTCATCGTGGACTAACAGCAATAGCTTCTCCCCATCATAGGAGTTATCATCTGTATTCTTCCAATCAATAGTGGTATCCAATCCGTACAACTCATCAGCAGTTGTGTCGTACATATTCTTTTTTGTAATCTTTGATGCAGGAATCCTAAATGCTAACTCAGTCTTAGGCTTATCCATACCATCCATAATAGGCTTAAAGAAAAAAGGTAGCCTGCTGTTTATTGGCACGACCTTATCCGTAAACATCTTCTTTGCATCGCCCCCTGTCTTGGATAGCATACCAACCCTCGCATCCTTTGCGAGTGTACCTGTATTCACACACTCAGATGAACTCATAAATGAGAAACCTGAACGTCTTATCTTTAGATAGTCTTGACCAAAGCTACGCTTGTCTGCCTTGCAAGCCTCCCAATGTAAGAAAAATAATCTATTAGCCTCTCTAAAGTCAGGGTATCCTACATCAATAGAAGCCCATTGCAAGTACATATAGTGTGAGCCTGTGATATACGTAGGGATACCATTTGACATAAACCACATCCCCTCTTCTCTTCTCTCAAACTCTTTCTCAATATAGTCCACCCATCTATCCTTAAACTCAGATGGCTTCTCATTCCATTGGAATATGGACTGTATCCTATTTAATTCTTTTGGTATATCTGCCCTCTCCCAATACTGCTCAGATTTTTTCTTATGTCTCTTGAAGCATTCCTTCGGTTTAGCAGGTAGCCCTATTCTTAGACTCTGTATCTCGATGACATCTCCTAACGTGCCATCCTTTGATATTATAACTAAGTCATACTTACTGTCATACCCATACGTCCAAGTCTTAGCCTTGTTCTTATTTACAAGGACTGTCTTTGGTATATAGTCTTCTATAACCCTATGTAAGTTTCTATTTAGACCGTCTTTCTGCAAATCCCTGTTTTGTATCTGTCTTCTTAGGACCGTTCTTCAAAGACTCTAACGCCTCCTTCTCAGCTTCAATCCTATTCAATATCTCAAACGCATCGAATATAGCTAACTTCTTTGTAGCTGCTGCGTTCTTTAATCTGTCAGCAGAGATATCATCCTCCGGGTCGTGTTTTATAATAGCCTCCTTGGAAACCTTTATTAACTGCTCTACTGCCTTATATCCTGCTTCTATTATTTTTAATTTTATATCCTTTGAATCCAATGCTTTATGATTTGATTTATAGTTTCATTGTTATCTGATGGTCATACATCCTGTATAGCTTCTCGCCATCAATGTCAAACTCATACTCGCTCTCAGGCTTGAAGGATATCCTATCTCCATTATTAACACCCTTGCTAATCAGGTAGTCGTTGGATATCTTTACTAATCCTACAAGTGGCTCCTCCGAAAATGGTTTATATATATAGGACTCTGTTGCAGGTACAGGCTTTACAAAACAATACCTATCATAAGAGTACCAAGTCTCATCTTTTTTATATGCGTAGAACTGCTCTAATTCTACAAAGAATAGGTCATCTTGAAAATAGCTCTTGCCACTCTTACGCCTCCCTCTCATATCGTTATAGAACTTGAATACGTTGTGGTGTACAAGTAGTGTATCTCCCTTGGAGATTTTTCCATTATATCCAACAGGAGTCTCAATTACCTCAGCAAACCTATTAGAGAACTTGTGGTCCTCTTCTGATGTGCTTACAATAAACTCTATGCCACCAATATCTTTGGTGTTGTTATATCTCTTGTTGTTTAATGGTTTTACAATAAATGAATGGGGTGACCTCATTTAAAATTCTATGTTATACTCTATAGACACAGGCATAGTTGAAGTAAACTCTTTCCAAAGTATTACCGCCTCACTATCATCCTCAATCCATATTTTAATTGAATTACTATTATTGTCGTACATTATTAGATGGATGGTATATGCACCCCTACCCACAGCCTGCCCTACTATGTAGTGCATAGCCCCGGATTTATAATCGGGTCCTATAGATATCTTCCTAATAATGCCTGACATTATTTTACTTTTAGTATGTTTATCGCAAAGTTGGGAGTGATAGTAAAAAAACCATCTGTATCAGTAGAAGATACTAAAGACCCTTCATTAAAAAATCCACTATCTCTTGCCATTCTAAAGTTTAGAACCTGACCTGCTGTTACAACAATAGGAACAGTCCTCTCATATGGAAGCTTGTCTCCTGCATCCTTAATACCTACACACTGACTTGCTCCCTCTTGAACTCCATCAATAAAAGTACCAAAGTGAACTAATGCAGTAGCTCCTCCATTAGCTCTTCCAAAACACCCTTGTGCTATTAGCAAGTATGTACCTGCTTGGTTAAATGTAATATTACCTGATGCATCCAACATAACAGGGTCAGATACCGTGCCTTGTGCTCCACCGATAACTATCTGATACAATGAGTTTGTTGTAGATGGTCCTTGAGATACTGCAAGGTCTTCAGCAGATAAAACATTTGTAAGAGGGATTGCTCCTAAACTTAATATGTCTTGTATAGTAAAGTTCTTTGTTGCGTTGTTATTATCTACGTCAGTACCTATAACCTTATCGGTTAATGATGGTGCTGTGGCTTGTGCGTAATTTGCTATGTATCCCATTTGCTTATTTGTCTTTTTTCTTTTCTATATGCCCTGTCTGAACATTAATCCTTATAGAGTCTCCGCCACCATACTTATCAGCCATCTCTGCCTCTATCTTGGTGTACTCCTCTTTTATCTTATCAATCTCGTTGATGATTGACCTCTTTGCTAACTCAGCATCAGCCAACTGCATCTTTGATTGATTAAATGCATTGAGCATACCTTGTACTCTCTCTAATTCTTTCTTACTTAATTTTGCCATTTGATTTTATTTATACTACAAAGATAGCATATTTATATGAAATGTGTTTTTTTATACAGGCGTAGGCTTAGGAACAAATTCCTGAAGAGTAAAATACAGGCTTACATCTGCAAACATATCTTCAAGTATATCCTTTATAGCATTAAATTCTATAATAGATATATAAACATCTCCTATAATATCCTGCACCGGATTTAATATTAAATCTCCTGTGTATTCAGTTTCGATTTCTACCCAAGTTTTTAAGTTGAGGTCGTTATGTATTCTATATGCTTCCATTTTTTTTTACCAAGTTTTCTTTCCTAATTCATTCATAAAGTCATCTACAATAGTACTCCAAATAGGAACCATTGTTGGATTAAGACCTGAGAAATAATGCCCAAACATCATTGTATTTGAAGCCTGTGCAAATATATTACCATTAACATTTACACCTCCAAAGGGTAGCACTAATTGGCTTAAAGCACTTGGACGAAAGTTTGTACTGTTTATTGATTCCAATACTCCGTTATGATAATTCTCCCCTGCTGATGGAGTTGTAAACAAATTAATCCAAGTATGCCCTTGATTATCATCATTACCTCCACCGCCTACTGCATTATCTAAACACCAACTACGCCCAAAAGACGATACACCTACTCCCATTCTTCTCCACAAGTTTCCTTCAAATCCACTGTTTGTAGAATAATTTCCAAAGTCCCATCTCGAAGTGCTATCTCTCAAGACATTACCTACACAGGCACTTGAAGAGTCTAACCCTGCAAAATTGTCTGCAATTATATTGGAGTTTATGTATCCATTTACCCCATTGGTAGTAACCCCGTCATAGTTCGCTGTACAGCCACCAACGTATGTTTGCTGTAGTGCAGTGCTTGATGGGTCCATAAGATTATACTTCTTAGTACCTAATGTGTCTCCGAGCATTGGAGATATTTGTAATCCTTGAGCCTGATTAAATATCTCAGCGTCCCCAAAGTTTCCATACGCAGGGTCTTCTCCTTTTATTCTTTTGCAAAAATTATCAATAGACTCTGCCTCTACGTTAGTTAGAGTATACCCCTCAACAGAAGCAAGCTCATTTGCATATGCGAGAGCAAGTGCATCTGTTATTATATATCCTCCGCCTCCGGGATATCTGTTACTTGTTGTTATGGATATTGAGTTTATCATATATTATTTCTTTGTGGCGTACGACTTCATCATCTTCTCGCCTGTCCTACCAATTACATATCCACCAATCCCGAGCTGCAATAAATTCCAAAACTCATTCTCAAGTGGTGGAATAGGTAGCTCCAATACAGGTGCTAAAAATTTTACATAGATAACTATAAACCCAAACGCTAACATAAGTATTGGTCTCCAACTTCTCTGTAGCCAATTACCCTTAGCCTCTGTTACAATTATCTCAGTCTGCAACTGCTGTAACTCAATTTGCTTCTTTACAAGAATCTCCTTGATTACATTCTGTGCCTTTATCTTCTCTTCCTTAGAGGTGAATAGCTTATCCAATCCGCCAAGTAAGTCTGTTACTACACTACCTCCAAACCAATCAAATATCTTCTTCATTAATTATATTCCTCCGTTGCATCAAAACTTGGACACGCCTTGGGAGAAAAATCCCTATGACCGTGAACCTTAGATTCAGGATGCTGAATCTTTAATACCGTTAGTAGCGTCTCCAAACTTTCTTTTTGCTCATCAGTTCTCGTGTCTTTAGGAGTCTTACCATCCTGCTCAACACCACCAATGTAGCATATTCCTAAACTATTTCCATTATGACCCCTACAATGAGCACCGGGGATATTATCCTCCCTGCCCTTTGCTATCGTTCCGTCAAGACTAATGATATAGTGGTAGCCAATATCAGACCATCCTTTAGCCTTATGCCAACCTCTTATATCGTCAGCACTAATGTCCTGACCCTCTCTTGTTGCGGAACAATGGATTATAATCTCTCTAATTATCATTATTCTTTGTCTTACTCGTAATCCACCACTTGTATATGGTGTATCCTATTGATACTAAAAGTAATAATATCTTTAATGATGTCTCAAGGGTTGATAGAGATATCACAAACGCACTACCATTAAGCAAAAACAACTTCATATCTGATACCCACCCATTCATAATTATTTTACTTTAATCTTTAACTTCACATCACTATTAGTTGCAGTAGAGACATACTTTCTCTTAGCATCACCATAGTGATTTATTACGGACATATGCCCTGCAAATATAACCACACTCTTATTTACCATAAGGCTACAACACTCGCTGCTGCCGTTCCTGTAGAAAGAACCTTATTAACTTGAACAGGGAAGAATCCAACAGGCACTCCTACGAATAATACCTCATTTCCTGCTGCCGTAATAACTTTCAAATCTCCCGACACTCCTACATATAGAACACATCCGTTGCCTGCTTTTAGTAGGTCAAGTTGTTGGGTGTATAGAACATAAGCCTCTCCTGCTGCCGTAAAGATATCAGCGTTCAATGTCAACTGACTCGTAGAGACAACTACCGTTACCGTTGCAGATTCACCTGAGCTTGTATTCAATACAATGTCTCCAACACTTACGTCTGCGAATGGTGCTGTGTTATCTTCTAACGTGAATGGACTAGCAATGGGTGATGTGTGAGTCCCTGTAATAGTCTGTGCTGCCGGATTAGGTATATTAGCGTTGTCGCTTTTATATATCGCTATCGCTGTGCTTGCTTGTAATTTTTCGTATGCCATTTTTACTTTTTATTTTTTATAAGGGAATACCTTATTTAGTTTTTTCTTTCTTGCTTCGCAGCCACAGCTTTTACCTGTAGCCTTTGATATTTTTTCTACCATTGTCTTTACTCCGGTAGCCTTGGTTAATTTTTCGACTGTGTCTCCTAATCCTTTTGATTTCATTTTAATTTACTTACAGGTACAATTTTTATTTGGACACTTCTCTACACTAAACATTAGCTTAGATACGAGCTTATTCCATTTGCATTGAAACTTACACCACAATGCTTGAATCCACAAGCCTAACTTTACAAAGAATTTCCCCATTAAAAGTTATGCTTCTTGATTACTACGTTATTGTTATGGTAGCATCCCTGTGCAGATGACTTATTTCCTGAGTAAGCCTTATTGCCCATAGCCTTTTCCATTCCTTTAGATTCATCTCTGCGAGACTTCATAGACTGAGACTTCTTTCCGTTTCGTGCTCCCATTGACTCATCGAGTCTTGCATTGTATCCTTGCTTCATAATGCTTACAAAGATACTAATATTTTCCTTTACGATTTTTTGGAGAACTTTTGGTAGAACCTCCCGGTCCTGCCCATAGCTTTTTACAAGACCAATACCTTGCAGTTAGCTTGCTCTTAGCCGTGCTACACTTGTGTCTTGCCTTGAATGACTTACGAGCTTTAGGAGAATAGTTATGACCATAGCCCTTAGCACCAAAGTGAATTAACTTCTCCTTGCCACCCTCACAGGCTTTAACCATTTTCTTCTTTCCTGCCCTGTCGCTTCTCTTTACGACATTACATTTCATCTTGCTCTTGTCAGCCATTACTTCTTCTTACCCATCTTATGGTATACGCTTTTTTTAATTTGCTTCTCAGATGGTAGTCCTAACATTTCAGGTTTTCCTTTAGTCTTCTTGTTTGCTGCTGTGAAATATGGTTTTAAATCTTTTTTCATTTTCGTTTTTTTCTTATTGGTGATACTTTCTTTCCTCCTGCACCCTGCTTACCTATCCTCTTCTTCTGAGCTTGCTTCTTCTTTAACAAACTCTTAGACATCTCAGACTTGGTTACGGGTGTCTTTGAAGACACTCTCTTTGATGGTCTGCAATACTCGCTCTTTCCGCCTGTCCCACAGGGCTTGCCTGTACGGGTGTCAACCCACTTCTCAGCAGTCCACCTCTTTAGGTTAGAGCCTGCCTTGGTCTTTCGTACCTTGCCCTTAGCCTTACGACACTTAGCCGTAGCCTGAGCTGCACGAGCCGACCACTTGCCGTAGCTCTTCATTACCTTCTTATAGCAAGCGTCCTTTGGCATTATCGTCT